TTTCTGTCCAAGAAATTTCTAAGCATCCGTAACTATTTCCTTCAATAACTGTTTTGTCTCTCATTCGTGGTGGAACACCTAACATGCCGTTTTCACCTTCGAATCCATAACTCATGTACTCGTCCATAGCAACTTGTTGCCATACACCAGAACCTGTTCGAGCTCCTGTTGTAGTAACTAAAGTTGAAGTGTCAGAGAAAGTAACAGTAAATCTGTTTACATAATAGTCACGCATTGCGTCAACATCAAAGTCAGCTTGAATACCTGTCATTCTAACTCCGCACTCAGAAGCTGCAAGGTCTGCTTCTGCAATTCTTCGAGCATCTGCTTTTGCTATTGCAGCACTTGCTTCTTGAAAAGCATAGCTTAGAGTAAGTTTAGCTGGAGTAGTAGCTGTTCCATTTTCTTTAGCAGTTACAAAATATATAGAATTTGTAGTTGCCGCAGCTACTTTAACAGCATCACCTACAGCAATGTTAGTAATAGTTACGTTATTTGTATTAGAAACTACTTCTCTACTTCCTTGAGTAAATACTAAGTTTACAAGAGTTCCTGTAACAGCAGCACCTGCTTCATCAGAAAGTGCGCTAAACCGCAAATAATGATTAGCTGGCTCGTCTGAAAAATTAGCAATACCATTTTTTACAAGAGCGTTAGCTAATTCAGCTTGAGTAGCTGAAGCATCAGTTTTAACTGGTCCTGCAAAAAGACTCATTGGTTGTGAACGGTTAGCTGCATCATTATCATTCTTACGAATTTTGATAAAGAAATCTGTTGAGTTAGCTATAGGAAGAGATCCTGTTGTTCCGTTGTATCCTACGATACTTACTTGTTGACTAGCAGCAACATTTTTACTAGTTGAAAGTGTAGCTGTTGCTTTAGTAATAATAGGAGAAATCATTAATTGTTTTCCTGCTCCTCTACCTTGTACGATTCGGTAACGATCTACTTTATCGTATCCACCACCTGTCGGTGTAGTTGCGGCTATTCTACGCATTCCTGCGTCTACCATACAAATAGCTCCTTTTTCTAAATTAGCATCTGTAACTACAGTTCCTGCTGCTGGTACAGCTGATGCTGCTTTTGCGCTGTCGTCTAATAAGACACTAAACACATTGTTTGCGGTTCTTAACATTTTTTAATTGTTTAAAAATTTATACTTTATTTATTTATTCTAAGTCTCGAAAGTTCTCAATTGTTTGAACTTTCTGTTCTTTTACACGTTGTAACATCAAGTCTGTTGCTATGCCTACTATCACTACATGAGTGCTAGTATCAAGCTCACAGTTTGCTTGATTTGCTGGAGTAGTTCTATTTACTGTTATACTTTCTGGATTTTTAACATATCTAATATGATAATTAGTTACATTAAATGTTCCGTCAGTAAATAGCTCATGGCGCTTATCTGTTTTAGCAGGATTAGTACTCAGTCTTCCTGAATGCTGTCTGCTAAACTCTGATCGCCAAACCCTACAGTTTCCGTCGACTCTGTAGAATGGTCTTTTGTACTTACTCCAGTTATACCTTTGCATTTCGTTGTGGGCTATTACATCTACCCATCCAATTATAAATGCTCCAGTATCACATTCTTTTTTATCAATTGTACACTCTTCGTAAATAGTATACATGTGATCATCGGGCAAATCGTAAAACTTTCCTGTTACGTTATTATTTACAATTATACCTGTCTGATCGGCCGAAGCCGTGAGGTTATCACCATCTTTAACTAGTGCTGATAACCCCTGGTTTCTTATTTCTGTTTCCTCGAAGCCTTTCTGCTTTCGATTATTCATTTCATCAAAGAACTTTTTAACGTATAGTTCCTGCGCTTCGGTCAACACGGATGTAAGATCAAAATCCTCATACCCAGGAGAACCAAAGCTATCAGCTCTGTCTAACTTCTCCTCTAACATGTCGGCCATTTCGTTTGCAGTCATTATTTACGTTTTTTCAAATCTATCTTAGATTTTATTCTCATTTTAACTTCTTGATTATCAGGATTGTTTAGGAACATAATAACATCTGTTAAATCTCCCAACTCTGATCCGTTATCAAGAGTATATCTCTTATTTCCTTTTCTAATGATGGCCCCTGCCTCACTCGCTTCTTGTACAAAGATACGATCATTATACTGAGGATGATTAACTATTTCTAAAAAGTATTTAGGATCTTTTTCAATCACATTTAATACTTCGTTTTTAAGCCAATCTAATGTTGCAGTTGCAGGAATTGTTCGTCCTAAAGACTTAATAAATCCTGTAATAGAAGCTTTACTATTTGTAATTTCAGCAAACTTAACAAAGGCATCTGCTTTAACATTTGCTTCTGCAAGTTTTTTCACTGTTACTTTATCTTCATCTACAATCATAAACTCATATGTTGCTTTTAAAATTCTTTCATCATAAGACGGTGAAACTAACATCCTATTAGATAAAAGAATTAAATACTTCAACATATCCAAAGATCTATTTAAATTTAGACTAGCTCCTTCTTTTGTAAGAATAACTCTTCCTCGTCTATCTGATCTCCAGAAATTCTTTTCTGTTGGTAGAGTAGCGTTTAAATCTACTCCTAACTCTGTTTCAAAGAACTCTTTTTGTGTCATCCCGTTTGGATAACTTTCCATATACTTTTGGATTTTCACTCTACGTTGATCGTCCAAAATTACTTTAACTCCGCCACCTCTTATTTGGCTATTTAATGGTACTTGGTAACTACGTTTTACTTTGTTGTACAAGAACGGGTCTTTTTGTTTATCCTGCCCTTTTACTAATAAGTTACTCCACTTTCCCGAAGACTCTACTGGTTTAATTGAAACCACTCTGTCTTGTAAGAATGTACCGTATACTATTTTTTCTTTTTCTGCTGTCTTTGCCATTTTATTAATTTTTGCTGTCTTTTAAATTCTCCTTTAATAAAAGCCCCCTAGGCTATCAACTCTAGGGAGCTTTTTTCACTTATGAACTAGAAAAATATTTTACCGTTCTACTAGTAATCTAAGGTCTACTACTTTTGTAGGATCTTCGATCATAAGGCCACCCCATTTTTGGAAGTGAACTTCATAACCGTCTACTCGTGAAGCAACCATTTTAGGACTACCTTTTCCGCCTGCTGAGAAAGGATCTCTCATACCTGGGATATATGCCCAATTGTAATCTGGAACTCCTTTTGGCTTAACTCGGTAGATACCTGCAGTATCACCATAGTCAAGAGCAAGAATTCTGTGAGATTCTACGATACCTTTTCCATCTGGGTGACGTTGTGGGAAGTATACATCATCATCGAAGAAATCAAGGATTTCAACCATAATAGTAACTCCGTTATACCACTCATATACGTTCCATTGTGGCTCTTGTAGGCTCTTAGTGTTTTTACCACCAATTGTTCCTGACTTAGTATCTCCCATAAGGAATTTGTCAGAAATAACTGTAAACTTACCAGAACCTGATTTTTCGTTAATCTGCTTAGAGATTTCGATTGCACCAAATTCACCTGTAAGTAAGTGGATAGTTCTTTTACCTCTTTCGATTTTACCAACTCCCATATCAAGAAGCAACTCTAGATGCCAATCAAGATCGTAAGTGTTGTAGTAATGTACGTTAGAAGGAGCGATTTGATCAAAGAAACCTGCACCTGACTCAACTGCATATTTAGTCTTGTCATCTTTGTTCAAGTACTTGTGATCAGCTGTCCAGTTTTTCTTACCGTACATCAACATACGAGCAAACATCTCTTCACATTGGTGATGAGCAACCATATCTTGATAGTTAATCCAGATTGATTCTGTTTGTCCTTTATAGTTAAATCCGAACTCAAGTGGTTCGTTTTTACCTTTGTTGATTGTGTTACCAGCTACTTCATATTCCATACGTAACGTAGACGGACGGTTTTCCATTCTCCAAGGAGATGTGAAGTAAGGCTTAGAACCTTGGTAAGAAAGAGTTGAAGGAGAAAGTGAGTAAAACTTAGACCAACGTGTACCAATTGCTAATTCCTCAGAAGGAATAGATTTAGTAGAGCTATCTGTTACTAATTCAACTTCAAACTTGAAACGTGAACCTGCGTCCATCGCTTTTTTAACTAATAGATGATAATCATCAACTTCTCCACGAAGAACGTTAGTTTCTTCAAATAGAGCTTCGTCAAAAATTAAGTAGAAACGCTCACCGTTAGATCCTACGTTTGCTGGGAAAGTCCCTGCAGAAATAGAAGATCCATCGATAGTTTCTGCATCAACTAGAGGAAGATTTTTGTCATGTTGTCCTTGCAACATCCAATTGTAAAATCCGTTTTCTTGCTCCACCTCTTTAACTGGGAAACGATCTACGAATTCACGAAGTTTACCTTGTAGATTAGTTTTGTAAATCTCACGAATTACGTTACTAATCAATTGAGGCTTTTGTTGGTACAAAGCATGGAAATGGTTGTCAGTGACTAAACCATTGTAATCCTTCGCTTCATACTTTTGTAATGGAAGTAATTGTGCCATTTTTTGATTTGTATTATTTGTTTAACGAATATATTTATATAACTTTTTTACCTTTTTTTCATCGACCGTTCTAGCATATCTAATATGTTTCCAGTCTTTTCAGAAGTTTCTACTGAAGTATTTCTACCTACGTTTCTATCTTCTTTTGCAATGATTTTATCCAAATCATTAATTGCTTTTGTTTTTGCAACTTGTTTTAATTTAGAAATATCTGGTTTAAATTTTCCTTCTTTATCTAAATTAAATAGTCCTAATGTATCATAATAATTAATTAACATTTCAAATTCTACAGGATTTCTAGTTTGTTTATACATTAAACTATTATATTCTGTACCTGTTTTTTTATCTTTATAAACAGGATTTAAAATGTTTTGCTTAATTTTTTCTTTACTAATCTTATTAAGATTCATACCGTCTACAAAAGAATCTCTGTTATCTATATTAGAAATTAAGCTTTCAAAAGCTTTATTCTGATTCGCAATTTCTTGCTTTGTTTTTTCAGCTTTATATTCTTTTGCTTGAGTAACTACAGCATTAGCTTGATTCTTTAATTCAGGAATAGCTTTTAAAGCCTTACTTTCAAGTTTTTTAACTTCTATAGCATCTTGTATAGCTTCTACTGCTTGTTCATCTGAAAAATTTTTAGATTTTAGTAAATCGTAATAAATTTCTTTTTGAAGATTTTCATCTGATTTAATAGTTTCTTCATCCACTTGATCAAAAAATTCTAATCTTTGTGCCATCATAATAGCTTGATCAGTTTCATCAAATGCATCTTCAATTTCTAAGAATCTTTTTTTAGCAGCTGGCATATTAGCTTTCCATTGCTCTTCTGCAGCTTTAAAATTAGTTTGAACCGTTTTATTCATTAGTTCTTTAATAGTATCTAACGAACCTTCTAGTTCATCTAACTTATCTGCTTCTGCCGCAGTAATAATATTAGACTGTACTAATTCTTTAATTAAGCCTTTATAAATTTCTTCACTCCTCTCGTTTGAGGTAGCTGTTTTAGAATCTGTTTGATTTTTAGTGTTTTCATAAGCACCTTCGCCTTTTTCAGATTCTACAGGTTTAAACAATCCTTCTGATTCATCATTAGGTGTTGTTTCTTTTTCTCCTTCTTCAGAATTTTCGTCAGACTCCACGACTGCGTTTAATTCTTCTGGAGACATTATTTGAAGTCCTTCAAATAAATCTTCTTTTTCTTCACTCATTGTTTGCTGTCTTTATTTGGTTACAATATTAAAATTATTTTTATAAATAAACTTAAATCTATTTATAACTATGTTCTATAG